GGTACCCAACCTTGTTGTAGTGATTGTGGGTGTTCCCTTAAATTTAAAACTCGCAGTATGTCCTCAGCATGTCCAAAAGGAAGATGGTTTGCTGTAATGACAGAAGAAGAAGAAGATGATCTAAATGCTAAACTAGAAAATCATGGCGATAGTATTTAAACCCGAGACCCACAGTTACACAAGCATTGATTCTAGTGATAATATTACATGGACAAGTGTAACTAGTATTATATCTAAGTTTAAAAAACCATTTGATGCTGATGGTATTGCTCTAAAATCTTCTAAGAACAAGAAGAGCAAATGGTATAACATGTCACCCGATGACATTAAAGAAGCTTGGAAAAATGAGTCTCAAAAAGCTATGAATCTTGGTACATGGTATCACAACCAAAGAGAGCGTGATCTTTTAGCATGTGAGACTATTAGCCGAGAAGATATAATTATACCTATAATTAAACCTATTGAAATTGATGGAATTAAAAAGGCACCAGATCAAAAACTTACAAATGGCATATATCCAGAACATATGGTGTATCTTAAGAGTGCAAGTATGTGCGGACAGGCAGATAGAGTAGAAGTTGTTAATGACAAGGTAAATATTTATGATTACAAAACTAATAAAGAGATTAAGACTGAGTCTTATGTTAATTGGGAAGGAATTAGTGATAGAATGCTTACTCCACTCAATCATCTGGATGATTGTAATCTTAACCATTATGCATTACAGCTAAGCCTTTATATGTATATGATTATTAAACATAATCCCAAGTTAAAACCGGGCAAGATGATCATTGAGCATATAACATTTGAAGAAGCAGGTAAAGATGCCTATGATAATAGAGTTGTTTTATATGATCAGTTTGGTGAGCCTGTTGTGAGTGGAATAGTTGAATATGAGGTGCCTTACCTCAAAAATGAGGTGATTAGTATTATAAATACAATGAGAAATGCTGGTAAAACTATTTGATATGCAAAATGGAGTGGTAGTTCCTAGTGAACACTGCTACACTATAAGTACTTTAAAGAAAATTATGGATGACTATCCAGAGGATCATTTGAAGATATATCTGTACCTTTTTTATATGAGCTGTCCTAATCCAGATCTAAATCCTTTTTTCAATCTTGCCGAAGATGACAAAGAAGAGATTATATTAGCTGAGATCAAAGCGGAATTTAGTCCTGAGGATGATGGTATTCCAGGTGCTTTACAGCTTTGTAAGAAGCTTTATGAGACACCAACTATGAGAGCTTATAATGGTATTAAACAAATGCTTGATAGGCTAGCTAACTATATGGGTACAACAAGTATTACAGATGGTAGAGATGGTAATCTTACGGCTCTTACAAATACAGCGGCTAAGTTTCAACAAATTAGAGAAGCTTATAAAGGTGCTTATAAAGACCTTCAAGAAGAACAAGCAGGTCGTGCGCGCGGGGGTGCTGGACTTGCTTATGACCAAATGACTTAATATGCTACAACAAACAGATATAGAAATTCCTACATGGGAAAATGGAGAGTGGTCAATGACCCTCTTTGCTACTCATGATGATTTTAGAGATTTTGTTTTTAGCATATTTAAAGAGCCGGGTCAATACCAGTTTGATGAAACAAGTCTTGTATTCAATGCTGAGGCAAGAAACTTTAATGCTAAAGGTTTTTATTGTCAATTTCCTCAGGGTACTAAAGACTACATACAATACTGGAATGATCAAAAAGATAAATGTCGTTTAGGAGCTATATATAAAAATAATGGCAATGCCTGGTATATACCACGTGACTATTATATGTGGTTAAACTTCTTACCTATCTTTAATAAAGAGATTCAAAAATATGGTTTTGCTGATGTCAGAGATGCTCAGTATCATATGGCGTTATATGAGATGCTGGCTGAATTAAACTTTAAACATGCCGCCATATTAAAGAAACGTCAAATTGCATCATCCTATTATCATGCTGGTAAGTTTATAAATCAGATCTGGTTTGAGGAAGGGGTTACTCTTAAAATGGGAGCTAGTCTTAAAGACTATATTAATGAGAAAGGAACTTGGAAATTCTTAAATGAGTATGAGGCTTTTTTAAATCAACACACTGCCTGGTACCGCCCTATGAATCCTAATAAGGTTATGATGTGGCAGCAGAAGATTGAGATAACCACAGGTATTCAGAAACGTAAAACAGAAATAGGTCTTAAAGGTGTACTCCAGGGTATGTCTTTTGAGAAAGATCCTACTAATGGTGTAGGGGGACCGTGCAGGTATTTTTTCCATGAGGAAGCAGGTATTGCTCCTAAAATGGATACAACATTTGAGTACATCCGCCCTGCTATGAAATCAGGATTCATGACTACAGGAATGTTTATTGCTGCAGGTTCTGTAGGAGATTTGTCTCAGTGTGAGCCTTTACGTAAAATGATTATCAGGCCTGATGCTAATGATATATACGCAGTAGAATCAAGATTAATTGATGAGACCGGTGTGCATGGTAGAACAGGTTTGTTTATTCCTGAACAATGGTCAATGCCCCGATTTATAGATTCTTTTGGTAACTCTAAAGTAGAAGAAGCTCTTGTTGCATTGGATGAACAATTTGCGGCATGGAAAAGAGAATTAGATCCGGCAGAATATCAGCTTCGTATATCACAGCATCCTAGAAATATTAAAGAGGCCTTTGATTTTAGAACAGCATCTGCATTTCCTCAGCATTTGGTTGTTGCTCAAATGAGAAGAATTGAAGAAAAGATTTATCCTTATGAGCACCTTGAGATATATAAAGATGAGAATGGTAAGATAACTGCAAAGGAGACTAACAAATTACCTATCAAGGATTTTCCTATTACAAAAGACACAGAGGATAAAACAGGATGTGTTGTTGTATATGAAAGACCCTGCAAGGATCCTGAATTTGGGATGTATTATGCATCTGTCGATCCCGTGGGAGAAGGTAAAACTACTACATCAGAGTCCTTGTGCGCCATCTATGTGTATAAAACATCTGTAGAAGTAACAAGGAGAGACGGTGATGAAGTAGAAACTGCTATTGAGCAGGATAAACTAGTAGCTGCATGGTGTGGCCGCTTTGATGATATCAATAAAACACATGAGAGATTAGAACTTATTATTGAGTGGTACAATGCCTGGACTATTGTTGAGAATAATATTCCGCAGTTTATCACACATATGATTAACCGTAAGAAGCAAAAGTATTTAGTTCCAAGACAGCAGATTCTATTCTTGAAAGATATAGGAGCTAACGCTAATGTATTCCAGGAATACGGGTGGCGTAATACAGGGACTTTATTTAAAAGTCATATGGTAAGTTATGCTATTGAATTCTTACGTGAGGAGCTACATGAAGAAACAACAGCAGATGGTAAAGTAGTTAAGACTACCTATGGTATAGAGCGTATACCAGACATCATGTTACTTAAAGAAATGCAAGCTTATAGAGAAGGAGTTAACGTAGATAGACTTGTAGCTTTTGCTGCTTTAGTAGCTTTTGCAAAAGTTCAACAAGCAAATAGAGGTTATAAAAAAAGATTTGAAGATAGCGGTAAACCAAAAAGCTTGGATAACAACGATAAATTCAGTAAATTGAATATGAGCCCTTTCCGTCATATTGGTGGGGGTGACAAGAGCTTTAGTGGTATGAAGTTACCAAGAAGTCCATTTAAAAATTTTAGATAAAAGATATGCAGATATTTAATGCAATGCAAGTTAAGGCTGGTGCCAAGGTTGAGTACAACAAAATGGGTACTCTTAATCAGCCTATTCAGTTTTTGCCACGTTCCAAAAAAGATGAAGCTTGGGCTGCATGGAACCTTGACTGGTTGGAATGGGAAGGATTAAAACAAATCCGTCGCAATGCTCGCCGCCTTATGAAGAACTATAAGCTGGCTAAAGGTATCATAGATAAAACCGACTATATCATAGAGCAGGATAATGAGTATGCCGACATGATAGAAGTTCTTACAAAAGAAGATACTTCAGCATTAGAGCTTAAGTTTTATCCTATTATTCCTAGTGTAATTAATACACTTGTTGCTGAATTTTCTAAGAGAAGTACAAAGGTTATATTTAAAGCTGTTGATGATATTTCATATAATGAAGAATTAGAGGCTAAGAGAACTGAAGTAGAGCAGTTATTATTAAAACAAGCAGAGTTGAAGGTTAAAACTAATCTTCAAAATATGGGATATGATATTGATGAAAAACAATATCAAGATGTACTATCGCCAGATAAACTTAAAACATTACCTGAGATACAGAACTTTTTTCAGAAAAGTTATACAGGTATAGTAGAGCAATGGGCTACTCACCAACACTTGAATGATATTGAGAGATTTCACATGGAAGAACTTGAAGAAAGAGCTTTCCGTGATATGCTTATTACTGACCGTGAGTTCTGGCACTTTAAGATGATGGAGGACGACTATAATATTGAGTTATGGAATCCAGTATTAACATTCTACCATAAATCACCAGACACACGTTATATATCAGAGGGAAGTTGGGCTGGTAAGTTTGATATGATGTCTGTTGCTGATGTAGTTGACAAGTATGGGTGGTTGATGAATGAGGATCAGCTTAAATCATTAGAGCTTATATATCCTGTGCGCTCTGCGGGATATCCTATCCAGGGATATCAGAATGATGGTAGTTACTATGATGGCACTAAATCACATGAGTGGAATACAGAAATGCCATCTCTTGGTTACCGTCAATATACATCCATGTGGCAAAATTCTACAGTAGGTGGAGATATTGTTAAATGGATTATGAGTGAGTCAGAGGATTTCTTTGACATGGGATTAACAGATATGCTTCGTGTAACTACAGTATATTGGAAATCACAGCGTCGTGTAGGACACTTAACTAAGATTGATGATCTTGGTAATGCATCCCATGAAGTTATTACAGAGGACTATCAGGTTGTAGACAAACCTATTTATGATACTAACCTTATTAAAAACAAGACCAAAAATAATCTAATGTTTGGTGAACATATAGATTGGATCTGGATCAATGAGGTTTGGGGTGGAGTTAAGATTGGCCCTCACGCGCCATCTTTCTGGGGAACTAAATCTCCCGGAGGTATTAATCCTATATATTTAGGTGTAAACCAAAATGCAATCAAGCCCATAAAGTTTCAATTTAAAGGAGACAACTCTTTGTATGGTTGTAAACTTCCTATTGAGGGCTCCGTATTCTCTGACCGTAATACAAGATCTACTTCCCTAATTGATTTAATGAAGCCATTTCAGATTGGCTACAACATTGTAAATAACCAGATTGCAGATATATTAATAGATGAACTGGGAACAGTTATCTTATTGGATCAGAATGCTTTACCTAAACATTCTCTTGGAGAAGACTGGGGTAAGAATGCTTATGCAAAAGCATATGTTGCAATGAAGAATTTTCAGATCTTACCCTTAGATACATCTATCAGTAATACAGAAAATCCACTTGCCTTCCAGCACTATCAGAAACTTGACCTTGAGCAAACTAACCGATTAATGTCTCGTATTCAGTTGGCTAATTACTTTAAGATGCAAGCTTTTGAGACAATAGGTATTACTCCGCAACGGATGGGACAACAGTTATCACAAGAAACTGCAACAGGTGTTGAACAAGCTGTAAACTCATCTTATGCTCAAACTGAAATATATTTTATACAGCACTGTGATTATTTAATGCCACGTGTACACTCTATGCGTACAGATTTATCCCAGTATTATCACAGTACCAAACCCTCGGTACGCTTACAATATATAACAACAGCTGAAGAAAAAGCTAACTTTGAGATTAACGGTACTGATCTAATGCTCAGAGACTTTAATGTATATTGCACAACGCGCTCTAACCAAAGAGCATTACTAGATCAGCTTAAACAATTAGCTATTCAGAATAATACAACTAATGCGTCAATCTATGATCTTGGTAATATTATGAAGTCTGAGTCTATTGCCGAAGTTACTAATGTACTTAAAGCTACTGAGATTAAATCTGAGCAAAAGCGTAAAGAAGAAATGCAACAGCAACAACAAATGCAAGATCAAGCTATCAAAGCTAAGCAAGATGAAGCTAAGCAGAAGATGGAATTTGAGTCTGCTGAGAATGAGAAAAATCGTCAAGCTGATATTCTACAAGCTCAGATCAAATCTGCAGGCTTTGGCTCAATGAAAGACATCAATGAGAACAAGCAAAGTGACTATGTTGATGCTATGGACAAACTTCAGAATACTGAGTTGTATAGACAAAACACTCAGATTCAACAAGATAAGGAAGTTTCAAGAGCTTCACAGGCATCTACTAAACTAGACCTTGAAAAAGAGAAACTTGCTACTCAAAAAGATATTGCGATGACCAAGCTGCAAATTGCTAGAGAGAACAAAAATAGATTTGATGCTGGAGCAGAAGAGTAGCCATTAGCTATATGATCAACTTTAATTTTTGAGATTTTAAAATCTTAAAAGTTTAAATGAATACTTTTGCCTATATTAATATTATAAACCAACAAACAATGAGCTTAGATAATATAAATACCGATGTTACGGAAGTAGCACAAGTAGAAATGAACCTAGATGAAATTCTAGGAACACCGGGTGCAGAAAGCGTTGTGCTCCCTGAGAAAGAAACAAAGCCTAGTATTTTTAGTCCTAGGAATGAAGATCTTTCTTTTATTGACAATCCTGAGGATGAAGAAGATCCACAGGGACAGAAAGCACCAGAATCTATTGATGATATTCTAAAAGACATTGATCCTGTTATGGCTTCAGATGATGAATCTGAAACTAAAAAATCAGGAGGTCGCCCTAAGCTTGACAAAAGCGGAATGGCTGAGGTAATGAATAAGCTTATTGAGAAGGGACAAATTGTACCTTTTGATGATGATAAGTCTCTTGATGAATATTCAATTAAAGATTTTGAAGAGCTTTTAGAAGCCAACTTCAGTGAAAGAGAAAATAGAATACGTCAGGAAACACCTGTAGAATTCTTTGAAGCTCTTCCAGAGGAACTTCAAGCTGCTGCTAAATATGTAGCAGATGGCGGTGATGACTTAAAAGGATTATTTAAAGTACTTGCTCAAGTTGAGGAAGTAAGAGAATTAAATCCTAAGAAAGCAGATGACCAAGAGCAGATAGTACGTGAGTACTTGAGAGCTACAAACTTTGGTACTACCGCTGATATTGAAGAAGAAATTGAAGACTGGAGAGATCGTGGTGATCTAGAAGCTAAGGCATTAAAGTTCAAACCAAAGTTGGACAAAATGCAAGAATCTGTTGTTGCTCAAAAGCTTGCTCAACAAGAGCAAATAAGATCACAACAACAGGAAGCTGCTAAAGCATATGTACATAATGTGTATACAACTTTACAGCCTGGTGAACTTAATGGAATTAAGTTAGATAAGAAGACACAGGGTATGTTATATGCTGGTCTTGTACAACCTAACTACCCATCTATGTCAGGTAAACCTACAAATATGTTAGGTCACTTGCTAGAGAAGCACCAATATGTAGAACCAAACTACCCATTAATTGCTGAGGCACTTTGGTTATTAGCTGATCCTGTAGGATACAGAAATAAGATAAAGGACAGCGGCAAGAATGAGCAAGTAGAAAAAACGGTGCGTCAGTTGAAAAGTGAAGAAGCTCGTAAAACATCTAGTACTCCGGTAGTAGAAAGAGAGGAGAAAGTTCAACGCCGCATACCTAGAAATGATAACTTTTTTAAACGATAAATTAACTTAACCCTTAAATAAATAAAAAAAACATGGCAACTCCAGTTTTAAACAATGGTATATTTCTGCGGGATACCAGCTACACCGCTAGCTCACACGTAGATTCTTACCACTTGGTTAACATGCTCAAGAACTCTGAACCTATGGATTTAGGACCAGTAGATCTTTGGGCAATGGCGCAAAAGGTAGAAATGCCTTTGTACCAAATGTCTAGCTTTGGTGGAAAGAATGTAATTAATGTTGACAATGCTCGTGGAGAGTACAAGTGGCAAACACCAGTTGTATTAGATCTTCCTTACATTGTTGATGATGTAGAATTAGATGGCGCTACAACAGTAGGTGCTGATGGTACTACATTTAGAATCAAATTGTCACGTCGTGAATTTGGACATGGTGATATCATCACTTATGACAAGTACAACGGTGCTGAGATGTACATTACTGTAGATGACATTGTTCCTCTAGGTGATGGTTTCTTGTACACTGTACAATTGGTAAACAATGATAGCTCTTTCTCGTTATCAACTAACTATCTTGTACCAGGTACTAAAATCTTCCGTAAAGGTTCTGCTCGTGGTGAGTACGGAGAGCGTTTCTCTGACATCACTACTGCTACTGGTTTCCGTGAATTCTACAACTTTGTAGGAGGAACTGAAGCTCACGTACACTATTCTGTATCTTCTCGTGCTGACCTTATGCTTAAGGGTGGTATGAATGCAGATGGTACTGTACCTGTAGTAGAGATCTGGCGTAACTTTGACAAGAACATGGATCCATCTGTAGCTAACCTAGATACTATGGTTTCGCGTATGGGTAAGGATTATGTTAAGCGTGCTATGTCTAACGGATCTTTAAGCCGCACTTTCTTAACTGCAATGGAAGCAGCTCACTTGGCTAAAGTTGCAAATGACATCGAGACTTACTTAATGTGGGGACAAGGTGGTCGTGTGCGTCAAGACGGTCCAGATGACTTGCGTTTATCTGTGGGTCTTTGGAAGCAATTGGACAACTCATTTAAGCGTGTATATAACAAGTCTGGTTTCAACCTTGACTTATTCCGTTCTGAATTGTATAACTTCTACGCTGGTAAGGTTGACTTCCAAGGTCCAGATCCTAAGCGTCAGTTGATTGTACAAACTGGTATGGGTGGTATGCGTATGGTTAATGAGGCAATTAAGCGTGAAGCAATGTCTTCAGGTTTGTTGATCCAAGCTGCTGACATCGGAGCTATTACTGGTCAAGGTATGGACTTGAACTTTGGATTTGCTTACACTTCTTATGTTATCCCATTCTTGGCTAACGTGAAGTTTGTGCTTAACCCAGCGTTTGACAACTTGCATACTAATGACATTGAAAACCCAATCATTGATGGTTTCCCATTGTCTTCTTATAGCTTCATCATCTTTGATATCACAGATAATACTAATGACAACATCTTCTTGTTGAAATTATCTTGGGATAATCAATTAAAGTGGTGGTACCAAAACGGAACTATGGATTACATGGGACGTAGCCAAGGCTTTGCGTCTTCTGGACAATTCAATGGATACCGTGTATACATGACACAAACAATGCCTGCAATCTGGGTTAAAGACCCAACCAAAGTATTGAAAATTGTTATGCGTAACCCAATCACTGGCGGATCATTCTAATCTTAAATAATCTGTAAAAGGGGGAGGTTAAAATCTCCCCCTTTTTACTATCTTTACAAAACCAATAAAAAATAAAACCAACAAACATGTCAACATCATTTACAAAAGTAGAGCGTTACTCAGAGACTAAGCGCTCACCAATAGCAATTAAACCATATTTTGATGACAGAATATCAAATATGGGATTAGAGAAATATGGAATGTCTCTCTATGAGGGAGTAAAACATATTGAACAATTAGCATGTCTAGAATTCAATGGAATTAAAAGATATGTAACAGGGCTTAATGAATTTGCACCAGATGTTAAAAACATTCCTGATCCAGAAGTAAGAGCTGCTGTAATTAAAGAAATTAGAAATGTGGTTGCAGAAATTGAAAGAGAGCTTGCAGCAAATGTTCTTGATGTAGAGGACAAAGACTTTTGGGCAAAAGTTAAATTACTTAGACCTGACAATGATGACTTTTGGTCTAAACTTGAATTAAAGTGTGGTAATGATCCAGTATTTCTTGATCCTAAAGATCCTTATGATCTAGTTAAGATGTATGCAATTAATGCAGGTGGCTTTAGTATCGTTGCAAAAAGCTATGAAGATGCAAGATCAAAAATGCCGGTTCCTAAGTTTTACTTGGATAAGCATGTTGAAACCGTATCTACTAAAACAGAAACTAAGAAGTTACGTAATAAAGCTTTGTCTGAGTTACAAAAACTATTTGATAAGAATACAAACAAACTATGGTATATAGCTAAAGTTGTTGATAGCGCAAGTGCTCAGTACAAGAAGAACACACCAAATGATATTATCTATGACAACATGGATACCTATATTACTGGGGAAGGTTCTGAGAAAAGTGCTAATCGTGCAGCTCAACAGTTTTTAGATGCATGTAACTTTAGCATGGAGACTTTGAAAATTAAGTCTTTGGTTAAAGATGCAACTTACTATAAGTTTATTGTAGCTAAAGCTGATGGATTTATCTACCATAAAGATAAAAATGTGCTACTAGGTCGTAACCAACCAGATGTTGTAGAGTATCTTACTAATCCTTTAAATGAAGAAATTTTGGTAGATTTAACCAAAAAAGTAGAAAAATATTGGAATCAATGATTATCTTTAATATAACAACTTAATATTTATATATCAAAATGAAAACAAAGAATTCAGCATGTGGAGTGTGGGTAAACTTAAACACACCCGTTACAGTAGAGCGTGCACCTAAATCAAGTGGCACGTATGTAGGTTTAAATGCAAAAGCTACTGCACAGAACAGCGCACCTAAAAATGCAAAATCTGGTGGAGTAAATAAACCACAAGCTAAACCTGATAAATACTAATGTAATCTGCAATGAGCAAGATTGTAAATACTGCTGAAAAGAAATCATTAATTGGATATGCAAATTCAAAGCCTACCTTTAAAAGAGGTGGTGCTTTGAGTTCTGTGTATCCCACAAAAATGACTAGCTGTGGCTGCAAAAAGTAAACAAATGCTTAAGCGCAAAGATGGAAGTACATCTCAAAGAGGACTTTGGGATAACATTCGCGCTAATAAAGGCTCAGGCAAAAAGCCTACAGCTGAGATGCTTAAACAGGAGAAAAAGATTAAAGCTAAATCTGTTAAGAAATACGAGGAAGGTGGTATTTTTAAACAAAATGATCCTAAGGCTA